ACTTACTCCTGCTCCGTAAAATGTTACTGAATAACTATCAGGTTGTCCGTTTTTTAGGTTCGTCTTTTCTAACTGAATTTTACCACGTCTAAATAAAATTGTGTCAATTTCTATATATGCGTTGTACCTATTTTGATAATCAATAGTTGCATCAACATCGTTTTGATAAAAGTGTTGAAATATTGCGTTGTTTGTAGGTGAACACGGAATAGTAAAACCTTGTGAATAATCTGTAAAGATTTTACTTATATCACTAATGTTTTGTATTGTAGAACTTACGGTTATTTTCTCATCGTTAAATAATTCTAAACGTGAAAATTCTAACTCGGTTTGCGCTAATGCAGTTTCAATAAATATTGCTACTTGACGTTTCATTAAATTACTGAATTAATTACATCGTATGTAAACTCAAAGTCTAAAGTATAATTAATTTGTTTCGTGTTAATACTCTTGAACAACTCCGTGCTTTTACTATTAATTTTTGCAGGTTTATTGTCAATCAATATTCGTTCGCTTAACATTATTTGTTTTAAAACATCCTTCCAAGTTTCGTAAACCCAACCTGTATTTACTTTAATACTTTTTTTACCGTTAGCGTTAAATACTTTTCTTTGTCCTTCTAAAGTGTTGTAGTTAAAACTATCTGTTTGTAATAAATTGTATTCCGTGTTTTCAACGCTTAACGTGTCGTTACTTGCCTTAAAAAAGAACTCACGTTGCCAAGCTCCATATCTATTTACAAAGTCAATGATAACAGGTGTATATTTACATTCTTCAAGTGGATAAAAATAATAAGTTACTTCAACTGCTGAAGCTCCGTTTAAAATTTCTACTTTGTTTCCTTCGTTTACGTTTGCGGTTCGAACTCGTGGTATGTCAAATGTTGAACTTGCTACTGCTAAAGTTGTTACTACTGCGGTGCTTAAATTTGTGTAACGTGCTGTAAAACTTGCGCCTGTTGTTACTCGTATTTTTCCTGCATCACTTGTCGGGTTATAATAATAGTTTCCTGCGTCAAGTCCGTAGTTTCCTAAATCAAAATTGTAACCGCTTTCGTAATATGTACTTCCGTCAAATGCTATGTAATCTAATTGCGGGTCTGTTGCTGTTGCAGAATAAGTTGAACCTACTAACTTATAACGTTTTACCCTTACGTTTACACGTTCTGTTGTCGGGTTTGTTACCGCAGCGTTTCCACCTGCTGAACAACTTGCAAAACGTATGTATTCACGTATGTATGGACTTATGTCGTAAAGTGTTTCTAAATTGTTTGACGCTGGTATTAATTTACTCAAAGTGTATTGCGGACTTACTGAAAAAGTTGTTGCGCTTAAAAACAATTCTATTTTAGAACCGTTTTGTGTTGCTTCTGCAATTCTAATTAAATACGGTGACCGTGCAAATATATTAGCCATTATTTCTTTTCGTTTTTAAATTGTGTGTCTTTAAATAAATTCATTGCATCTAAACCAAACTTTTCGATAAGTTCTTCGGGCAATCTTTTAAATGCTTTTTCAAATGGTGTGGTAAAAAACAAAGAAGGCTTAATTCCCGAAAAGTAAATGCTTCGTGCCATTAAAAATTTCAAAGTTTTTCTACTCATAAATTTTCCGTCTTTATCTCGTGGTGCTAATCCTTTTCTAATTATCCACTTATCAAGACTTCTTGTTAATCCGCCTTTTTGACCCGAACCAGTTCCAAACTTATAAGGTGAATTCGGTGCTTTTTGAACTCCGTAATTTTTTGATTCTTTTGGTAAAGCATTTGGGTTTTTACCTTTAACTCCTTTGTCTTGAAACTTTCCATAATCATTCATTTCAAAGTCCATATAAAAAGAGTTCGGCATCGCCTTAACGTTTCCCCTTAAACTTTCAAAAAGTCCTTTAGATGCGTTCTTTTTACCCCGTATTAAATTCTTCTTCGCCTCGTTAATAACAAAATCACGAAACCTTTCAAGTTCTTTTTGTACTTCGCTTTGTTTCATCTTAACAAATTGTCATTTCGTTTGGTGTTACTATGTCAAAAGTCATAGTCCAGCCTGCCATATAATTCTCGAACCTTTCAGTAAATGGTTCTAAATTTGCAGTTCCTTCAACCATAAATAAATCGTATGCTAAACTTCCGTGTTTTATTATTTCGTAAGCCCTATTTAATACTGCGTGTTGTGTATTTAGTACGTCAATTTCGTTGTCGTTACCTAAAAAAATATTTGTTGTTGCGCTCTTTGACAAGTCAACTATGTCCATAGCTATTAAACTAATATTCCAAGTAGTTGTGCGTTCGTCTAACGTACAGTTGTTTACCATTATATGTAATAAAGGAAATATCGTTTGTTTGCTTAAATCTACTTTAAATATGTCTCCTTGTGTTACCGTGTTTACAATAACGTCTGCGTCAAAGTGTGTTTTTAGTTTGTCTAATAAGTTGTAGTAACCTGTCATTTTCGTAATTTATTTAGTTGGCGTTGTTCAATTTCTTGCTTTTGCTTTTCGAAGGTAAGATAAGTGAGACATTGAGTAAGTCGATAGCTGGTGACTGTGTCAAATCTTGTAATGTCTCCTTGAGCGAGTGCATAAATTGATTGATACCAACCCCATTGTTTTCCAAATTGAGCTTGTTCGCTAAACTCGTTTGCGTCTTCTTGTTCGTCTTTATCTGCCGTTCCAAATAAGTAAGCGTAGCTGCTAATAATTCGCTTCCTAAATTCCAAAAAAAAATACTTGAACTTATCGCTATATCAACAGGCGTAAACTTCATTAACTCGTGCATTTCTGACATTGGTGTATAGTCAATTATTTCGTACTTGTCTTTGAACTTTAATTTAATTGGACGGTACATAACCGCCATTGCTTTATGGTAGTTTTCCCACTTCAGTAAATTGTTTTCCAAATCTACATATTCGCCAAAACTTATGTCTTCAAGGTTTGTAATAAATCCAAACTCTTGTGTGCCTATTTTAAACGTTGGTTGAAACTTCGGCTTTTCGCTAAACAACTTTGTGAAGTGTGTAATTAATTCGTTTAAACTTGTGAGCTTCATTTTTACAATATCCTTTAGTTCTATTCCGCAGAATATTTGAACCATTTTTTGCGCTATAAATTCTTCGTCGTTACTTCCTTCCTGTACCTTTAAAAATTCTTGGTAGCTTTTTAATGGTATTTCACTTAAAGTTGTTGGTACGTTTATTTCTAACTTCATATAGTATATAATTAATTATTCGTGTTTTTGTTGTATTGGTTTTGTTGTATGTAATCGTAGGCTTGTTTCAGTAAGTTAATGTCTCGGATGTCCCTTAAATAAATTCTCACTTTTACTCCTTTCATTTGGTAGATGTAAATCTGTACCGCTTGCATCATTATTTCTAATTCGTTCATCTTATAAAATATAAACCTTTTGTTGGATTGTCTAATTGATATGCTACCGCATAACGCAATGCATCAATGGCGTGGTTATGCGCATCTTGTGGTGTTTTTGACTTTTTTTCCAACCAACAATAGTTGTTTAGTTCTTTGATTAAATCTATACTATCTTCACTCACTATTAAGTCGTAGTCTTGTAGTAAACTTATTCCGTAAATAACAGAGTCTGCTCCTTTAATTGTAGGTACAACATTATTACCTAAAGCGTTTAGTTCGCTTATTAATCTTGGTTCTGAATTGTCCCCTACTATTAAATCTTTACTTGCAAAGTCTGAATTTAACCTTGCTATTTGACTTGTAGTTAACGCCTGTTTGTAGTACAGTAACTTAATGTAAATGATTTTGTTTGCTTTGTCTATGTTTGTCTTGACTAACGTTGTAGGGTCTGCACTAAATCCGTAGTCTTGTCCGTATACGCTTACTCCAACTTCTTTAAAGTCTCCTATTTTCCAGTTTGTAAATATAACTCCTTCAGCTTTGTCTAACCAACCGCCAAGTATTGTATGCTTGTACTTTTCAGGTCTTCGTTCTTTTATGTATTCAACCTGTTTTAAAAAAGACTCGGATAGGTTTTCGATGTTATCCAAGTACGTTGTGTGTATGTACGTGGTATCGTTTTTTATTAGTGTTGTGCCTTGTTCTATTCCCTTACTTTCAAAAAACTTGTCGTATATAAAATGTTCTTTTGTCGTTGGATTAAGAATAAGAATAACTCGGTTTTGTTTTGTCTTGTGCCTTATGGATAAATCTATTTTATCGAAAGTGTCTTCGTCTGTAAGTTCTTCGGCTTCGTCCAATACCCAAGTTGTAACACCTTGTAAAGATTTTAAGTTTGCCGTTTGTGTTCCAGAACTTGTTTTGATTCCTTTAAATATTATTTTGCTTCCTGTTTGTAAGTTTATTATTTCGTCTTTTGTTACGATAAAATCTTGTTCCATTTGCATCAACTCAATCTTTTCTATAAATTCTGGAATGATTGAAATGGATGCTGAAACTAAAGTGTAACGTGTGAACAACACAACGTGTCCGCTTTCCTTTGTAAGTAATAACAGGAACGTTGTAACGCTGTAAGACTTGGACGAACCACGACCACCTGTTACAATAAAGTAACGTGAAGGACTACCTAAATAATTAAACTTCGGGTTTATAACTATCAATTCGGAATAGGTCTTTTACATCAAAGTCTGAAACACTTAAATTAGTATCGGTTGTTTGTTTAGGTGCACCATAGCAACTATCCATAAGTGCTTTGTAAGCGTTTACGTCTCCTTTAGCCGCCTTTTGTAACATAGCCGAAGTTATTACTTGTTCTTGTGTCAAAGTTTCTTGTTCGCCTGTTAAAACGTTCTTTTGACTTGAAGCAAATTCTAATAACTCTTTTAC